CAAGCGTTTATTGCTAGCCTGTCGCCCAACCCCACCGGATAACGTAGGAATTGCAATCTTTTGATGCACGCTCATGTCGTGTATCTCCAGAATCTAAATCTACTTGGATCATTGTGTGCGTTACCTCTTTGGGATACAATTCTACGCAAAGAACTGTCGCCAGATGCAAAGATATTTCTAGCTTTATCATTAGCATCTGCAGATCTACCTTTAGCGGTGAGCATAGCAGCTCTTTCTGCTAATAGCCGATCAACATCTCTATCTCCTTGCACAAACATTTGATATTGCCTAGATGCTGATGCTGCAATACCTTTCTGTACACTAGTTTCTAAGTCTTTAAACTCTATATATTCAACAATAGAAATAGTTAGCTCTTCGCTAGTAGCAAACTCATCTGTATTATCTGTAACATTAAACAATACATTGTAATCTGTTCCATTAGATTCAATACCGAATCTTCTAGGAGCCGTAGTAATTCTAATATCAAGATCATCACTTATAGATTCAGTAATTAACTGAGCAGAGATTAAGGAACCAGTAATCATATTATCTGTAAACGGAGATAGCTGTACCCTACCTTTAGTAGCATCAGAAATAGGACGAGCTGCATGACCAGTTGGACCTGTACGAGAAGGGAATACTTTAATAGGTCTACGATTTACTGCCATGCCCCGCAACTGTGCTTCTAAAGTAGCTTGATCTAAGATAAAAACTGCTAAGTTAACATCTGTGTTTAGATCATCGGTAAGGCTGGTAACAAGTTGTTCACCAGAATTAAAAAGCATTTCATTAACAGCATCTAATTTACTCATTAGTCCCATAGTATCCTCCTTTTAAAAGACCCGAGGCCCCCTTTCGGGGGCTCCGGGCGAATGTGTATTTAATTGTCTTATCCGCCAAGGCCGTCATCTTGACCAGTAACACCGAAGTTATCAATGTTAGCAGCGTCAACGTATTCCTTAACGAAGTCACCTTCAGTGCTGTAACCACTAACAGAAGTGGCAGTACCATCTCCGTTAGCATCGAGGGTATCAGCACCTAAAGCTGCTTGATAAGCGTCTCTAACTAATGCATCCGTGTTAGCGGTAACATCAGTAGAGGGCGAACCACCGCCATCAGGGTCGGTATCATAAGCAGTCAAGTCACCAGTGGTTGCGTCATATTCAAAGTCACCAAACTCAAGAATAGTACCATCAACCTTACCGGAGAACATAACATCATTTGCATTACCGCGAGCGGTAGGAGCAAACGAACCAATGCAGACAGCAGCATGCTCAGGCTTGAGCACACCAGTACCGCCCATCATCGAAGCAACCGTGAACACGGTGTTACGACGAATATCGTCCACTTGATCAACCTTCAAGCCAGTCAATCGGAGCGAAGCAACACAGGCTTGTTGCCAGATGATAGCCTTAGTAGGCACCACATGGAAACTTCTGTTATATCGCTTCTCACCAATCTTGTTAGCCATCAAGTTAGTGGTTGGAAGGTGGTTCGTCTTGACAATCGTGCAGCCTTGATATTCAAGACGATCAGCAAGATTGAACATACCTTGTTGCAGACCAGCACCAAGACCACCAGCATCGGCTACACCGCCGAAGAATGGTCGACCAGCACCACCAGCAAGATCAGAGCTGTCACGAGCCACACCAAGAGCACGAATGTCTTGGAAGGTACGAGGGGTCACAGCACAGAAGACACCCTCAGTTGGGGCATCAACCTCTTGCAGACGGATTTGGAACTCTTCAATCTTCTCAAGAAGCTTCAGAGCAGCGTCGGTTCTGTTAGCAGCGGTAGCAGTCGACAGTCCCAAGTTATCAAACTTGTTATTGCAGAAGATCTTGCCACCAAGACCACCAACAGCACTACCACCGAACCAGTCGGTAGCACGCGGGTCTTGAGCTAAGCCATTCTCAGCCGCAGCACGGCACAAGAAGGAAGCAATTTGACGGTCACGGGCATCAGCCAGAGTCCGTCCAGCTTGACGAGCAAGCTCTGATCGGAATTCCCATTGCGTCAGCATAAGGTCCACATTGTCTAACTCAAAGTGAGCAGCCATTGGACGCTTGTCTAATGCAATACGGAAAGTGGTAGCCTTACTGTTGGTGCCACCAGTGAGTTCTTCACCAGCTTCCCAAGTAGACTTAAGATCTACATAACCCGTAACAGGGAATTCCATAGTAGTACCACTAGAAATGGTCTTTGAATCGACCATAGCTTCAAAAATATTATATTGGTCATACGCATTGATGACCTCGCCCGCCCAAATGGGCAGAACTAAACGACCCGCACCGTCAGTGGGGTTTTGGGCAGAAACGCCCATAGTTGTGTCGATACGATAAGACATATCGGTATTGCCGAGAGGACCTACAGCAGTCATAATAACACCTCCATAAATGTGTCATAAAAATTAAATGGACTAAATTTATAGATAGTGTTGATTGTTCCTTGTGGAGTCAACCCTAGACATTATCCATACATACTTTTTCAACTCGTAAGCCTAATTGTTCTGTACTTTTAATGTTGTTTATTCGATATCGTGTCCAATGATTATCGAATTAACACGCCAGCTTGCATAGTTTTAACAAGCCTAGCTTCAATCTGAGCTCTATATTCAGGATCCGTTCTATACTCTGGTTTATTCATATAGAAGTTCATCTCTTGTGTAGTAGAAAATGGTTTAATAGCATCAGCGTCCTGTGCCATAGCTGCATTTTCTCTACCCTGAACCGGAGCTGGTTCTTGTCGCCGGTTTGGCTTGTTAGCCTGTTCTTGGTTGTATCTGGCTTGTAGACCAAGTAAGGCAGTCTTATACGAAGGACCGGCAAGCATGCTGTTAAGATCATCACGCTCTTGATCATTCAAAGACTCTCCTGCCCATGACAGGATATTATCTAAAGTTTGCTGATCTCCTACTACATTAGCAGCAGAATCGTAGGCTTCCTTTCGCAAAGCCTTCTGACCAGCAATAAATGTATCTACTACAGCGTCATCGACACCCATAGCAGACTTAATAGCACCACGAGTATCGGCACTAAAGTCACCACTCAAAGCAAGTTCTTGTTGCCAAGCTGCCCACTGATCATTCATTGATAGTTGTGGTGGTTCCTCGGGCTTCTCAATTCTGAGATCTTCCCTAGTCTGAACAACCTCGGCGGGTTGTTGCTCTTCTTGTACTGGTTGTGATCGCTCACCAATCTGACCCGTCTTGGCATACTGATCTTTAAGTTCAGCAATTTCTTGACGAGTTTTAGTATACTCAGCTTGAGCATTCTTTAGTGAATCAAACCATGTATCTACATCTTTAAAGTTTTCAGGAACCTGTTGCCCATTACTTTCGACGTAGGTTTTAAAAGCAGCCCTCTCATTAGCAGCATTCTGATCTGCCGGTTGTACGAATTCTTGTGGTGCAGATTGTTCCGTTGCCGGAGTCTCACCAGTAGTTTCTTCAGACATTAACTGTCTCCTTATTTAACTTTTTTCATTCGCTTTAACATATCTTTAAAGCTACTAAACTCTTTAGTATCCGCATCAAAGCGATTGTTTAATTTTTGATTAAGTTGTTGATATTTTAAAACGTCTTGGAAATCACAGTCATTTAAACCTTTGACTGACTCAACTCCAATTTCGGTAATATTACCAGTTTTTGTATCGCTATTATTATCAATGTTATAAATAATACTTAGTTCACAGCCTTCTTCAAGACCAGTAACTTCAAAACCAACAGTATGATTACCACTAGAACCAAGAGTTCCAATAGTTGTAGCAGAAGCACCATTAGCAATAGTAGTTCTAGTAACAGTACCATCATCTTCAGTAAACACTGCTTGCACAGTTAAATCTCCTGCAACACTGTCAGGGTGTGCAGTATCAGTTGCAATAAAATCTTGATCGTATGTCAATGCAACATCTAATTGAACAGCTCCAGTAGCAAAACCACCGGCACTATTTGCAAATGTAGAGCTTGCTGCAGTTGCAAAAGTATTAGTAATTACTGTATCTACACTTTCAGGATCAAAATCAATATTCGCTGGTGTCGTATAAGTTAAAGCCATAATTAATCTCCTTTGGCATCAGCCTTCTTGTATTCTGAGAACCATAGATACCCTAAACAAAGTATAGCCAAACCCACAAAACCACCTCCTAAATAACTGTAATTAGTCGAGAGTGGTTGTACTATACTGGATACTGGTTCTGTAATAACTTCCTTATCTTTAAACAAAGAGGTTGTCTTACAACCCCCAAGAAGGCAGAGCCACGCGCACGCCTTCAGAATTACTTTGCAGTCCATGGTAACTTAGCGTTAAGCCAACTAAACAATGGCTTACCCATCCAAGCACCAGCTGCAAACATTAACACATGGGACAAGATAAAGCCCCATGATCCAATAATAAAATCTACCATAATAATCTCCTATTAGGCACTAGCAATAAATATTTCAAGATCACAAGAAGCAGTATCAGCTTGTGCATTGATCGTATCAATTTCATTAAATGTACTAAAAGCTGCACCTGAATCATCATCACATTCTAAATCATCATTGTAGAAAGTAAATGTTTGTCCAGCTTCTAGTTTAAGATACGCTGATTTCGCACCCGTATCTAGAAGTCCAATAGTAATAAAATTAGTATCGTCTTTATTTGTTAATCGAATATACTTAACATCAGTTTTAATGTAAGTACCAGCGGCTACAGCAGTGCCGAGAACGGCAACTGTCTGTAGACCACTGTGTAAACATGTCATAATTCTGTGATCTACCTCATTGATAGACCCCACTGTAAAGGTATTAGTAACACCACGATCAACACCATTCAGCGTAAGAGCTTCAGTGTGCGTAACCGTAAGCGTAGCAGATGAAATGGTGCTAGTCATTTAGTTATCCCTTTCTTCTCATTCCGGTCTTCTTCATACCGTTCTTCTTCTTACCCATGGTCTTCTTCTTACCCATGGCCTTCTTCTTCATTCCTTTTCCTCTTCCGGGCATGTCATTCTCCTTTTGTTGACATAATTCATGAAATAATCAGAACAATTTTCATAATAATTCTGACGTTCTAAAAACTTAGAAAATTTATTTAGTTCTTTACGCCGTTGAATAAGCGCCATTCCAAACTCGTAGTCTACAACTTGTCCATATTTTTCAGGATCTAACTCAGGATCATCCGGTTCGTCATCTCCCGGTTCAAATACCATAACATAAAGATCCTTTTCTTCTATCCGTTCGTTGTACCTTTCTGCCCAAGAATCGGCATTAGACCAATTGTCAGGATCAAATACAACAATTACTAATTGATAAGTATCATCCCAGTTATACACCTGTTGGCGAACTGTAGATTTCTCACCTAATAAAACATTGACTTGTTTATCACGCCATGCTTTAGCAGCAAAAGGACAGGGCTTATTATCCATATAAAATGCAGAAGGTATATCTAAATAATTAAATATCCAATTTTCAATTTCTTGCTTTATTAGATCTAGATCCATTCTTAACTTTGGCTCCTGCCTTTACAAATTTTTCTGCGTCCTTTTCAGTATATCTTACAGCCATTCCACCGCAAGAAGATTTAAATTTAGTTTTCATTTTCCACTGCCTCTTGAACGTCGACCTCCAGATGTTGCAGTACCTTTTCTTCTTCTTGCTGCAGGTGCTTTAACATCAGCCTTACGCTCAGCAGCACGCCTTCCACTTGGTCTTGCCTTTACCTTGGCAACAGCAGCACCAAGTCCGGTCTTCTTTTCTTTCTTCTTCTTAGCCATGATAACTCCTTACACAGTAATGGATGCTCTTGGAGCATCAGTTTTATAAGCATGACCTGCAGGTAGCAGATCCAACAGCCCATACTTTTGGGCAAAATATCCTTCTAGTTTTACAATATCAGTATCAATAGCACCAGAGGTACCAGTTCCATTTAAAACAACCCACTCAAACATAGGGTCTTGAAATGCTCGAACATTAGCAGAACCGCTATTGCCACCACCCCAGCCACCATCAACACCTTGAGCAACATGGGCTCTAGCATCTCCACCTTGACTAGCCTCAGATGTACCATTCAATCTAAATAAAGAATTGCCGCTAGTTCTACCAATAATAACTATTTGAGGTTGATTATCATTGAAAGTAACATCAGGATCATAAGTAAAGGTAGCTTCTCCACTTGCATGTCGTTTACGAAGTTGAAATCTTTCATTAGCATTAAGAGTGTTATATCTAAAAATTATACCAAACTCGTTATTACCAGCACCATTACCTACAGTATTTCCATTATATGCCATAGTGCATTGATTTATACCAGTGTTAGCATGTTGATCTCGAAGTATAGCAACAAAACCCCAACACCAATCTTGAGTAGTATCGTGATCAATACCAGTTCCTAAGCTGGCAACTAATTGATCACTACTTCCAGTAGCAGTCATACCTCTAAAGTTATTAGCACTAGAATTTTTTGCAGCATATTCTGGTTGATCATTAGATACAGCTTGGCTAAAGTCTCTACCATTCCCCGAAGAATCTTCACAAACATTTACCCGATCTCCTGCATCATTAGTTGCCATATTCTCAGGATTGAGCCATAGCTCACAGGTAGATCCTTCTGCAGATATAGGAGTCCAAATAGGACCAAGCTTATGAGTCCACTGTCTATCCCAAATTTCAGGAATTCTAAACTTGCGAACTTTATCCGCAAGCAAAGACTCTCTCACAGACAATACATAATCCTCTGTGCCTGATGCAATGAGTTGATTACGATTAGCAATTAAAGCAAACTTATCAAGATCGCCGTTGGTAGTACCACGAATTTCTAAAGATTGAATTCCTTCAACACCAACACCGTACTTAGTTTTGCCATTAGCCATCGCAATTCCCCCATTCTGATAATACTTTTACAATTGCATTGAATCCATTGTTTGTTTGATAATGATATCTTTGACTACCTACATCACCAAGAACTTGCAATAAGTCTTGGAATCCAACTATGCCATCTTCATTCAAGTCTGATGGGCAAGAGTTATCTGCGTCATATGCAATTTGATAAGGTGACGGCTCACATGGATGATCATTGCCACAAGCAAACCGTACAACACCAGAGGACGCAAACCTGTTAGGACCAGTAAACCGAGCAATATGGAACGAACCCGGATACTTCTCACTCATCCAGTCAACGTCAGCGTCCCATCGAATCAGGTCGCCGTAGTCATTCTGCGATGGGGCAGAACAGCACCTTTGACCTTGAACCTCCCCAACTGGTATTGGCTGCCAAACTTTAAGCACCATATTATTCCATGACTTTGGAGTAATTAGATCCTTGTGCTGCTGCTGAACCAACGGGTATTTGTATTGCTGCGAGTTGCCATACTTCTTGCCAAGTGGCCCATGCAGAATCCAAGAGTCACACCATGCGTACTCAAGATCAACGAGGTCAGCCGTCCGGGGACAGCATCCCTGTGGGCCTTCAAACACCCAATTAATTGGGGTAAAGTTCATGTTCAGATACATCCACCGCTGATATGGGTTGGCTTGTATACACTCCCAATACTCTCCGGCTTCGGGGCAAAGAATGCCAGTGTCTTGGTTCCAATAGTCTATGCACTCTTGGCAGTTCTCTAGCCAAGGGTACAGATGGTCTGGCCTGTGGTTTTTAAATACATCACCTTCAATCATCCACTGAAACGATCTAGCTGGTGACTCATTACCACGAGTACAACCAATCATATACGGACGGCGTGGATCTCCATTAGGATAACTAAAGTCAGGATCAAAACCTGTTTGAATATAAACATCAAAGGTTCTGCCAAACGGAGTTAACCTACCAAGATCATCAATCCACATAGCAACTGAATCAGGATCAGTTGGAGGCCCACTACCATTAATTAATAAACAAGCCCCCAATAAACTATTCAGCATCTCCATCTCCTTCTTGCTGCACATATTCTTTTCTTTGGTGTTTTTTTACAATTAACACCATGCATTTTCATTTGACCAGCAGACCTAGCGCAGTAACTCTTACGTCGCTTAGCTCTTTTACCTGTAGGTTTAGCTTCAGTCACAGCAGTTTTAAGTTTTGATCCGGGGTTTTGTCTACGGTATTTTGCCACGCCTTTAGCGGTCATTCCAGCACCCTTACTTGTAGGTCTTTTATCACCACTTTTAACTGACATACCTTTCATACTACCTTTACGTTTCTTTTTTGCCATGACTAATCCCCCTTACAGTTTCTGACCTTGCATATTATACCGTGCTTTTGATTTATGTTCCATTATTTTTTTACGAATAGCAGGAGCAACTGGACATTTTTCACACTCTTCGCCCATAATAACATCTCCACCTGCTTTAATTTCAACATTAATACATTTGCCAGAACAACAACCAGCTAATAATAACAGTGCAATATACTTCATTTCTTGCCTTTCTTTGCTTTAGCCTTCTTAATCTTTGCTTGCAAGAAAGGAGGCAACGTCTTTTGTGCTGCTGTTAACTTCTTGCCATTACCATTTTTCTTCATAGTTTTTTTCTTACCGTTTTTTCTCATTTCTTTTTCCTCATGCGTTGGGTTTTACGTTTACTTGCTTCTTTCTTTTTAACGATATAAGAATGAGCAGCTGTTAGACTTCGCTTCTTAGCAGGATCTTTAGTCCTACCTTTAGCAACTCTTGAACGTTGTTCAATAAGATTAATAATTTGAGACTGTCTCTTGTGTGACTTAGATTTAAAACTAGCTTGGCTTAGTGTTTTTCTAATATCTCCTACGCTACTGAACTTAACTGGCACAGTATCTTTAGGATTCTCATCAGTATATAATCTACGACCTGATTTTTTAGGCTTCTTGCCAGTACCTTTAGCTGGATCTCTACGTTTCATTTTCTTGTCTTCTTCTTTTTAGTTTTCTTTTTCCAAGAAATACGAGCAGGTCCAGTCTTACGTTTGGCAGCTGAAGTACACTGAGACTTAGTGGGGCGACAGGCGGGATAGGGACGGTTCTTATCTTTCTTCCCACTTCTGCCACAAGGTTTGCCGGTCTTGCAGTCGATCCAACCTTTACCTTTATTCTGGGAGAACCACTTGCGTAAACCACCAGATGTAGCAGATTTCTTTTTAGCCATTACTTACTTCTTTCTTTTACTCTTATTGCCGTAGTTAGCAGCACCTACTTTTCGGCACTGTACAATTCTACCAGATGCATACGCAGATGGAAAGACCTTAGCCTTTGCTTTTACTTTACGATAGCATGCATCTTTGTTGGTTTTTTTCTTAGCTTTCTTCTTAGCCATTACGCCTCCTTGGTTTCCAAAATAATAATAAGGGCAACGCCCACACTCCTTTAGACTCAGCCACTACAATCATCTCAGGCTCAGGTTGAATAACAACAGGAGGTGGAGGAATGTATTCGTCTGGTTGATCTATTTTAATTTCTTTTACTTCGGCTTGCTCAATAGATAAAGTTTCTTCTTCAGTAACTAATTCAATTAAAGATTCTTCAGCCTCTAGCTCTTCAACAAGTTCTTCTACTTCAGCTCTAGCAACAAAGTAACCAATACCTTCTGCAATAGAATAGTCTTCATCTTCGGTTAAAAAGAAATATTCTTTCTCAGCAGCCTGAGTTAAGTCAGCTTCTGTCTCTAAATCTTGTGCAGGATTAGGAATACTAGCCCATGAATCTTCAAGTAAATCAAACTTCATGCCTTCTTTAGCATCAAAAATACTATCTTGATCTCCATCAACTAACACAGCACCGCCTGCTGTATCATTATCAGGCATCTTAATTTCTGGAGTAATCCAATCTAAATCAAGAGCATAAGGATCTTTAGTTGATTTAGGTGCTGCACCAAGCGTATCTGTAAGACCAGTAACCTGTTCTACCGTTTCAGTTACCTTACTTAATACTTCACCACCAACTACCGTGCCAGTAACAGCAGCAGCAAGAGTCATCTTCTGCACTTTTTTCTCAAGACCCTGCTTAATGTTAGCACAATCTTCGTATGCAGTCTTTAACTTACGATTGTTTTCTTCACGACAATCTTCTAACTGTTGCTTAATTCTAACAAGTTGTTCTTGTAATTCTGTATTGTCCACGCCCTTGCCCCCTCATTTAAATTACCCCGGCGGTTGCATTCCTTGCATAGCCTGTTGAATACCTTGACCACCTGTCTGTTGAAGATCCATCATTGCAGCCTGTGATACGCCTTGAGTAATAGCTTGATTAGTAGACATCTGTTGTTGAGCATTTAACATTTCACGTTGTTGCTCAGCCTTCTCAGCCTTGATATCTTCGTCAGTACGCACCCAGTTATTAGCATCAAAGCCAAGGGCGGTAATCAATGCACGACCATACTCTTCAAACTTAAATGTTTGCATGGCTTCTGCTGGCAAGTTACGCATCATCTCACCCATTTGCATAAGCTTCATAAGATCTGTATCTCGACTTAGAGCTTGCAGTCCAGTAATAATTTCTACTTTTAATGCACCATCTTCAAAGAACTGATCTTGTAATCGTTGGTCAATCTCACCTTCTTCTAACATCAAGAAGACGGCTCGTTCTACAATAGGAACAAACAACTCCCGTGCAATAGAACTAAATGCTCCACCTAATACAGTCTCAAGCTCTTGTCCAATTCTTCGGACAGCAGTAGCAGTAACTCTGTCACCGCTAGGAATAGCAGCTGAGTCAAGTAAGAATGCTTGACCAACCTCTCTACGCATAGTTTCTACAGCTTGGAATGTAGCCTGAATTTGTGGATTCAATGTTTGTGCAGGAGACAAAGCGATAACATCTTGCTGCCTAGCAGATACCCAAGAGCCATTAGCTTGACCCGCAAGATCATCAATCTCAGTAATACCTGCAGGATCTACACCCATCCAGAATGTAGAGGCAGCAGCCATACCTTCTTGTGAAGCCTCAGTAAATGACTCTAAGGATTGGATATCACCTGCGATATCTTCGCAATGGGATCTTCCATAATTTTCACCAGCAACAGAAACCCAACGCAAAGGGATAATAGGAAACACTTTGTACGAACCAGTTTCAATGATCTTCTCGTCCTGCTCACGTTCGACAAACCACTCATTGTCATCTTCCTCCTTAGTTAATCTATTGTATACAACATCATAACCTTCAGAGGCATAGTCAGCACTATATTGAGATCTAAAGTTATCTTCAATAGCCTCGTCATTACTGCGTGCTACAAACTCAAGATAAATAATTTCCTTTGGCTCTCCGTTAACTTCCCTCCTCATCACGAAATGATCAAATCGAATAACTCTAAAAGAAAAATCATCTTCCATAATAACAAGTGAATCTCCAACAACAATAAGATGTTGCAGGGCTTGGTAGATACTTTCTCTAAGATTTTTAGAATTAATCTTACGATAAACTTGAGTACTCATAGCCTCAAGATAGCTGTTAACTTCAGGATCAGGCTCTGTACCCGGTCTTAAACTGAATTTAAAAAATGGTGTATCATTAACAGGAAGCATAGCAGAAAGCATTCTAGATGCCATACCTACTACACCACGGGCAGAGACAGAACTAAATGGTTGAGGCAACTGTTCTTCATTAGTCCAGCCAGCAGGTGGTAAGACAGAAGGAACAGTTAAGGATGCTACATATCTTGATCGCTCCAGTTTTCGGATACGTCTACTATCTAGCTCACGAAACCGTTCTTTAATACTCATGTTGGCCTATCACCTTCTCCGAGTTTATTAATCTGTACCCCCGGTCGTTCTGAAAAGAAACCCATAACATTATCCATTGCAGTATTCTGAGCAACCTGTTCTTGAATAGCTTCTTCTTCCTTTTCTTCAATCTCTTCTTTCTCTGCCTGCATGGCTGCATACTGTTCTTCACGAGCAGCACGCTCTAAAGATAATCTTAACTTTTCTTCTTCTAATCTAGCATTACGAGCAGACTCTGCCTCTTGTTTTCGATATTGTCTTTCTCTTTCTAAATTAGCCTGTGTCTGTGCCTGCATAGCAGACGGATCATAGCTTGCTCCCATACCCATTCTTACATCCTCCTTGGCACACGCAGCATGCCTAATGATTGTTTACGAGGTCTATAAGACTCTCTTGATTCTGTTAACATTTGTTCAGCAAGTCTATCTGCAGCAGCTTGACGAGACTTAATATCAAAGTCAGCTTTATCAGCTTCAGTCTGTCCTTGTCTGTAGCTAGCAACAACGCCACCCATCATAAACTGTCTACGACGTTCTTGCGATGCCATAAATTGTTTATTAAATTTTTCAGAAAGTCCAGCTCTAAACTTAGCAAAAGCAGCATCTCTTCTTGCCTGTCTTCTTGCTCTTCTTCTTTTACTTCTACCGAAAATTAATCCAGTAGTCTTTCCTCTATTAGTAAAAATCACATTGGCCTCCTTTGTGGAATCATAACAGAACCGCCTTTGCGAGCCTGTTGCATAGATACTCCACCCTTACTGCCAACATACTCTTGACTCTTTGCTTGCATTCTACGACGCTCTGCTACCAACCCAGCTTCTTCTTCAGTAGGTCTAGCAGCTTCAGAAACCGCCTTGTCAAATTCTCGCTGAAGTCTAGCATCTGCTTCCTCCCTTTTCATTTCTCGTTCAGTATCTAAAGTTTGTTGATATAGTTGACTAGATTCATCAACATATGCCATTACATATCTATGTAATTCATTCTCATTAGCAAATATTTTTTGGTCTTTAATACCATATTCTTCAGGATCTTTATCCATATCAGCAAATAATTTTTGGATTTCTCTATCAGAGAAGCCTCTATTCTTAAGACCTTCCACAGTTTTATCTATTTGAGGTGAAAACATTCCAGAAAAAGGACCACCACCTCTTTGTGGTGAACCTGTTTCTTTTCCATACAATGCCCGAGAAAATCTACCGCTACCGTATCCACCCTCTTCCATTGCAGCTCGTCTTTCTGCTTCTCGTCTTAGTTGAATTTCCTCTGGAGTTTCCCTGTGAAATGGTGAATGTGGCATCATCGGCCCCCTTTCTCTTGCTGTTTAATAATTGTTTCTAATTTTCTAATAATATCTCGTTGACCGCCACGAAAAGCCCACTCTTCACGAGTCACTTTCTCCTGATACTCCAGTGGTGGGTACATTTCGTTTAGCAGCTTTGGCACGAGGTTGTCGATTCTTGGAAAGCTCTTTGACTTCATTTTCTAACTCCTCAATCTTTTCAAGCATGTGTCCTAAAACAATAGATAGTTCAGCCGGTGATAATGCCACGGCTTTCTGGGCTTTGTTGAGGATTGTTTCTTTTACATAAGGCATGTATATTCTCCATTATTTTTAAAATATATTACGAACAACCACTAGTTGATCCGCAATTAGTACATACAGTACACACACCCGCTTGAACCATATTACTTGAACCACAGTTAGAACATTTGGAATGCATTCTTATCTCCTTTATACCCAAAGTTCCATAAGTTTATGAGCTGACTAGACTTATCATATTCTTCATGACGAAGGATTCTAACACACCAAGCCATAGCCTTACCAAATCTTATAGGATCTAAACCTGCTCGACCCCTATGTTCTGGCCTCTCTTCGACACGATACATTTCTAGGATCTCTTTTACCCAATCTTCTTGTGGAGTATTATCTAAGAACCTTTGAGCCTTCTTGGGACCTACTTTCCACAGACCCGGAATATTATCGGTCATATCTCCAGTCATCCACTGCTCATAAAAAAACCTATCTGCTTCCTCTTCGGATACACAGATAGGTTTCTTTTCTTTATCAGGATTCCAGTGCCAGCCGGGGACACAACGTAAGTCTTTATCAATAGTTACAGCGATAGCATTACCAGACGATGCTTCAATACCCATAATATCATCAGCCTCAAGCTGGGGATACTTAACAATATCAAAGTCATCAACTATAATTTCAACTGCATAATTAATACAATCAGGCTGATTAGTATCATCACGGTGAGCTTTGTACTCAGACCAAACCCTACGCCTAAAGTTCTGTTTGCGGGGACAAGACAGGGCTACAATAGGCTTGCAGCCCCGTGGTGTCCATCGCTTTACATCATGCTTAAGACGCACAGGAAGCTCGTCAATACCCTCTACATCTGCCCAGAATGAGGCACGATATATTAGGATATCACCATCAATTACTGCTGTCTTTGGTTTCTTCATCGTCTAATAAATCCATTAACTTCTTAATATTCTTTTTCATATTAGCAATAGAGAAAGCCTCAGCCTTACTGACCTGATAGTAAACTTCCTTGATCATCCTTTCATACGTCTTGATGCCATTATAATTTTCGATCCAATGTTCCACATCGTAATCTTGACCATTCTTCTCAACTTCATTAGCCCATTCTTCAGACTCATGATTTCTCCAATCTCCATGATGATCCTCTAGTTCTCGAGGACCGTGTGCTACAAAACAAAGATGTGCATCAATCTCTTTACATAATGCAATCTCATTTAAATATCGACAGTCATCTACAATAATAAGATGCTCCCAGTGTTTCTTATCTTGTTTAATAAGATTAAATTCTCTATCTTGAAAAGATTCAAACTCTGTCTGCCAAGCTTTAATCCAGTGATCAGGATCTATTTCTCTAGCAGTTTCTCCCATTAGTTGACAATAAGATCTATACTCTTGAGGATTATCTTCTTTAGTATAACCTTCAGCCTTTGCCCTATCTTTGATAGGCTTGGCGAAGGGCAGAAATACTGGCCTCAGACCGTCCGCAAATGCGAGCTCTGCAATCAGATTCGCAGCGTGGGTCTTCCCAACCCTTGCTTTGCCTGAGAACATAATAGTTTTCATTCTTCAACTCCTTGTAAAACTCAATAGGTTTATGATTATATTTTACCATATATCCACTGCTTCGTAAAATTTCTTGTGCAAGAATTGTACACAATCTTGGCTTCCATCCTAAATAGTAGCCAGTCAATCGCCACCATGCAGTTTCTAAAATACTACCCTGATAACCAGTGACTAGTTTACACAGTGTACTGTAAGTAAGATTAGTTTCACCAAATACATGACTGTACACAGGTGGCTCATACAACTCATTAAATTTATCTCTATCACATACTCTAGCTGAAAACTTATCACTAGTTACAACAGTATATTTGTTGCCACCAAACTCTAATACAAGATTGCAATGAGTAATTTGATACGGTGTCTTTGTAAACAAAGGCTTAGTTGTAAGCCATACCATGTTAGCAACTGGATCGTTTTTGAATTCATAAAAGTCTACACTAATCAGTGACATTCTGACCAGTCCTTTCCGATTTGATACTCACCATCAATGGGCATCTTACAATCTAATTTTTCACCTGCCTCTAGTAGAGCCTGTACACCAAGCTTTCCTACTTCTTCTGCAATATCTTCTGGACATTCAAGCTGCCACTCATCATGCACTGTAGCCATAAACTTAACAGGCATGTCCTTGATCTTACGTTCAAGAAGAACTTGTGCTACCTTCATAACAATAGCACCATCACCTTGCAGTTGCACATTAAGTGCAGCGTGTTGTGACCTACACGGTACAAGCCTGCCGTCAAGCAGTTTAACTTTACCAGTACGATCTACATGTGCCTTGACATCATCAATAACTTTCTTTAAAGCTGGCAGACGAGTCAAGAACTTTTTCTTAAGAGCAGCACCAGCATTAGCATTCTTGCCAATAATCTTGCCAATCTTTACATTGCCAGCACCATACAAGAAACCATAGAAGAAAGTCTTAGCATCGTTTCTTGTTGGTAATCCAGCAGCATGTTGATTCTCAGAGTGAATGTCTCCCTCTAAGATAATCTTCGCATACGCTCCCTTATCATACTTAGCCATACGGGATGCAAGCATGCGTGCTTCAAGACCACTAGCATCAATACCGACTTGTACATTACCAGCGGAAGGTTTGAATAATGCTCGTGCTCTTTTGTCTCCTGATACCTGTTGCAGGTTTGGTTGCGATGCAGTCATACGACCAGTCACCGTACCCTGTGGGTTTACCATGCCGTGAATCTTACCATCACGGCTATGGTAAGCCCGTTTAATCCAGTCAGATACTTGACCCTGTAGCTTGATAGTATCAAAGTACTTGATAAGTACCTGAGCTTCTGGATACTTGAGTTCTCTAAGCACAGCTTCGTCAACCTTTGGATTACCCTTGTCGGTCAATGGGGGAACCCAACCATACTTGGCACTAAGCCGCTCCGCAATCTGTTTGCGGGAACCCGGGTTGAAGACTGTTACCTTATCTTTAAGTCGCCGTCCTGTTTTCTCGGACCAACGTTCTTCAGTAATAGGTGGAAATGATTGTCTCATTTCATCTTCAATAGAAATCTTATTGTACTGCAACTCTTCTTCCAAATCGTATGCAGCATCAATGTCAAAGCAAAAGCCGTTAGCAATTTGATTAGCAATAATTCTTGTAACTTGCTGCTCAAGCCAAACAGATTTGGAATTTGCATTAATAAACTCCTGTTGTGCTGCCCAAATTTTATGGGAAACTTCTACGTCTTGAATACAATACTCTAGCATTTCATCTGAGTATTCTTCCCAGCCACCTTGATAGTCTTGTTTATGACAGCCAAGATGTTGCCCCCAACACTGAAGCGAGTTACCACCCAGAGGATGATCACTACGCTCAGGGTACATCATTCGGGAGATAACGAGAGTATCTTGTTGCTCAGTGTGAATAGGACCGTAGAACCTTTCGAGCACAGGAATGTCATATATCGTAATGTTATGGCCAATAAGACAGTCGGCATTGCGCAACACATCAACACCAGATCTAATATCCATACCAGTATAAGTTTTAATTTCATTTGTATCTACGTCCTTGATAACAAGGCAATGAACCTGAGTTACCTCAGGTATTACATCGCCTTTTGTATTTAAATTAATTTCGTTTAAGCCGTTGGCTTCAATGTCTAGTACGAGTCGGTTCATGAGACTCTTCCTCCTATTAGTTAAACGTTACATTGCCTGCATCAGATTCCTGATACTCGACTTCCTCCAGTCTACCGCAGTTGTGATTGTAGTAGAGAGCTGAAGCTATACCACACTTACCAGTTAGGCGGTTCTTCAGAACACGAACTGTAGTTGTATTCTTGACCACCTCGTCTGGGTCTTGTCGGTTACGCTCCAATGCGATAACAGTATTGGGTACAGAAGCAAGAGAGCCTGAGCCTCTAAGATCCTGCATGGTAATACGTTCGCCTTCTTCAAATGCCTTGCCATTCTTGACAAGCTGAGATACGATATGAATGTGTACACCAGTGCGTGACACAAGTGATCGCAACTCTTTCATAAGACTGTCAATCAACAGTCGTTCGTTATCATTCATAGACCCAAGCATACCAGTAGCGGCAGCAGTAATGTGGTCAAGAACAATAACCTCAATGCCAAGAGATACAGCCATGAACTCTAGGCGTTGCACAAGATTCTCTACACCATTGTTACCAAGGTGGTCATAGATATAGAATCCAGTCTTGCTTAGTTTACCCAAGGCATCATGATACTCTGCATCATTGAATGTGTCAATCTCATTTGTTGACAGAACATTCTGACCCTCTTCTTCCATCAGCTTATGCATCAATCGTTCTGCACGGATAGATCGAACAGGCTTGTTGATAATCAAAGAGATAATATCTTCTATAGTTTCTTTGGGTGATTCTTCTAGCATGATAGCACCGCACTTGCGTCCTCGCTTGAGATGATCCCAAATGATTTCACGAATGATAGTAGACTTACCTGAGCCAGTACCCGATGTCCAAAGAGTAATCTCTCCTGATCTTTGACCAATCAAGAACTTGTTCATGTTACCCCAAGGATAAGAGAACACACTCTGTTCTGTATCTTCATTAAGATTAATATTAGAGATGTGCAAGATTTCATCTGGGCTATAGTGCTGTGCATTCCACATAGCAGTCATAACTTCTTTACTCTTACCTGCAAGCAGGCAATCGTTTGGGTCGTTGAATGGCAGGTTAGCAATCTTGCACTTACCCGGAGGCAGTGTCTCAGCTACTCTCTTTGCTGCCTCTCGACCAGCTTCATCCTCATCAAACATAAGAATAACTTCATCATACGAGTTAACAAACTCCAAGTTATCTTTGATAGATTTCAAAGCACCTTGTGCTCCCGTTGGTAATGAGACTACAGGCCAGCCGCCATTGATTTGGCAGACAGTCATCGCATCGACTTCACCCTCGGTAATGACAAGTTTCTTGCCACCCTTGGATGGCCACAGCCATTGTCCATACAACGGAAGGTTATGTGCTTTGCCTACCCATTTAAATTGCTTATCAGGACCACGCAACTTCTGAGCAATCAGCTCTCCATCTCTGTAGTAGTTAGCAATCTCTACATCTTTACCGTTCATGTTTGCAGATTGATAGTCAAACTTCTTAGTAACATCTTCTTTGATGCCACGATGAGAGAGAACTTGGCAAGCACCCCTGTAAGGTTTCCAATCTTCATCATAAACAGGTTCTGGTTTTATATCATGCATAGGTTTATCTCCTTCCCAATATCCACATGCGAAACAATACTTGTGACCATCATCATAGATCGCAAGGTTGTCTCCTTTTGTATCACGACCCTGCCCCCTACACTGGGGACAGGGCTCGTGATGAGTACAAACACTCATACTTATTCCTTTCTATTTCTCCTACCAAGGCCAGCGAGCCCAAGCATAGCCAGAGCACCGGGGGCAGGAATTAAGTTTCCGTCAAACTGAGTACCAATGGTAGTGAAGAAGTCATAAGATCCTTCTTCTGCATTAAAGAGAACAGCTTGTTGAAACTCATAGCCATACGCTTCATCAGTAGTGTAGCTGTAGCTAACGGTTTCACCGGGACTAACTTCTACATTCCAAGTGACAGTATCATCAATAACAAGATCGAAGATAGCAATATCAGATGTTGCATCATTTGAGAATGTATAAACAAACAGCTCTGAGTTTGCTTCTTCATCTAAGAAGTATGAAGCAACAAAGCTACCTGTCCACTGAAAATCTTCACCAGCATCACCTACATAGGTTTGCTCAGTATAGTCTGGTCCTGCAAGACCAGCTAACAATAATTCTAATAACATACGTTATCTCCTAAAATAAATGTGCCACCCTACCGACTGGGTGACACATAACGCTCTCGGCAAGACTCGAACTTGCAACCTACTGCTTAGAAGGCAGTTGCTCTATCCAATTGAGCTACGAAAGCCAATAGCTCCACCGGGACTCGAACCCGGACTGGATGGATTTTAAGTCCACTGCCTCTGCCATTGGGCTATGGAGCCTGCGGTTAGTTGTCCCGCTTGTGCTCTGCCCATGCGACAAAGGTTTGTTCAACACATGAAATATTTGGCATAGCAAACTGCCGACCAATCCAATTACCATTGTGATCTTGTCCATCAATCTTTACAAGATAACCATTAGCAATCTTGTTAATATAAAGATCATTATCAACAGTATCAAACTGACACAGGTAAGCGGCAGCTTGAGTCACGCAGTCTTCAACACTGCATTTAGTTTCATTACAATCACTCATTGGGTTTCTCCTTGTTAATTCCCAAAACAAAATATCCATTTGCATCTTCAGCCCACTGCTTTGTAGCGTATAGTTTAATTACTTGTGAGTCATCATCCCATAGTCTACCATTCATGACATCAAAGATAGCCTTTACAAAATTATCAATGTCCGCCTTTGGTGCATCTAATTTAGTAGTCTTTGGTCTGCCAATAAACAGTTCAAGATCTACAGTCAATGGACCAGACAGCGGTTCCCATTCTCCCAATACATCGTCTACAATCTCCGCTGCTTCGCGTCGAAAGTTTTTATAGGGTCCGGCAAAGTAGGCCCCGTGCTTTGACACACGAGGTCTACTAGCCGCAACAGGACTAATGGGAAAGGACCACTCCATTAGAACGGGGTGTCTTGAGTCTCAACCTCAGGAGCCATGGCTTCAGAGCCATCGAATCCTTCAGTCTTATCAAAGCCGCTGCTCTGCTGTTGTTCACCCTTCTCAATGATCTGGACACCATTTAAGAAGAATGATACAGAGCCATCACGCTTGAGAAGCATAGGCTTAAGACGAAGCCGAACCTTGTCACCGCCCATAGGCACAGCCTTGGTAGGCTTGGTGTTAGCATCTACACATGGGTAGATATCTTTCTTCTCTCCGCCATTCTCTGGTGGGTTAGTAAACAAGGTAGACTTGACCTTAAGGATCTGAGCATCTTCTTGTTCATACATACCATTGATCTTCTTACCACCAAGGGCAGTTTGGATCTCACTGAGCTGCGTCTGAAGCTGATCGTCAACAACGACGCTTACGTTATGGTTGCCGGGAGCACCAAACTTATCATCAGGACGATGCAGATGTGACCATTTCACATCTAGGGTGTGAGTGTTAAACACTTTAGTAGGATCATTCATATGATTACCTCAATTCTTTCTGCCAGCCTTACGCTGACCATACTTGTTCTTATGTTGCCGACGAGTTCTTCCCGCCTTCTTCATACGGGCAACAATACTACTATCAATTTGATTCTTTGCCATTTAATTTCTCCATGGCTTCATTGAATTCTTGTTCGGATATTTTACCAAAAGCGAGCTTCCAACGCAAGTCTTCTTCAGCATAAGAAATATTTTTATTTCGTGGTGCTGATCCCTTGCCTTGTTCATTCATGTTAGTAGGATACCACTTGTTTTTATTTTTTCTACCAAATTTTACATCGCGGTCTTTATAACTACGACTATTATTCTTAAACCATTTTTCTCTTAAGTCATCACGCAATGCCATTGTATGGTTCCCAGTATGCATACTTGCCATCCAATACAATACCACAGCCTAAGATAGGTTTGGCATTGTATCTCCGTGCATAGTACATAGCTAATTGATCGTGGTCTACACCACAGCCTACGTTCATACCAAAGACTCTACCACCTTCATTACGATAGTAATTAACACCAGCTAGTGAGTGAGTATGCCCTTGCACATAAGAGTTAAAGTTATCCATAGCATTATTTAGTGCCGCATACTTGCCACCACGACCGCTATCGCCATGCCGATATAACACACCATCCAAATTGTGAGTAGCATATCTTGGCCTCCAATCCCAGCCCGGAGTTTTCCACAGATAGTTGTAGTCAACTAAGCACTCTTCAGGCAAGCCAACAGTAGTCATTTGTCTCCGGGGTAGGTCATCATGATTACCCGTCATGACAGTAGCCTTAGGAAATAACTTATACAACATTTGCACTTGATCCAGAGCTTTCTGGTATTCCAAGGCTGGGCTATCAAAGCCGGGCATCTTCTCGTGGTAGGAAATGCTAGCCCAGTCTACGACATCACCGATATGAACTACGGTATCAATCTCCCACTGATCAGCCATTTCTTCTAGGAAGTTTGGATACCCAAGGTCCATGGCTGGACAGTGGGTATCACCTATTACGAGTACTCTTGCCATTTCTAAATCTCCGTTTGTAGTCATCCTTCCATTGATCAACATGGGAGGGAAGATCTACCATTCTTTCTGAGCCCTCGATATACTCAGCTGAAATGAACTGACCTTTCTCATCAGCATTATGCTTGTACTTACAAGCTTCAGCACGACGCGGTGCATACAGGTCAACAAGACCATCAATATGCAACCGCTGCAGAGCATTAAGCTCATCGTAATTATACTCTTTCACTTCGAGAACGTCAAACCATTCTCCTTTGTGAAAGAACTTAGCGGCAGGCTTACTCTTTGCCTGCTCCATCGCTTTCTTCTTCATCATTATCCTCCTCTACAGGGAACATTACGTTCAACTGCATATCGGTTTCTTTCTTTACACCTGCCTCAACAAAGGCAACGAACATATTTTCCATAAATAATTTTGCAAAATTTTCTGAAGGTAATTCTATTGTTAGATTAGAGCCATCAATCTTTGCTAGAGTAACAGCTTCTGTAATACCTTTCTCCATATCACCCTCTGAATTGATTACTAGATGTGTCATTATTAGTCCTTTCTAAATAGTAAACATTTTGTATCATACCTATAGGTATCTTTGTGACCCCGCCAATTTGGTCGTGACCCACATTATCGGTAATAGAATAATGAGTATCGGTAATAGCACAAAGAAAGCCAACAGATTTAATAATAGGAAGATTACTAAATATATAATCATCAGCATCATTCCTATCAACCCAACCGGGACCGCCACAAGTTTCCGCATCATGCCACCATATCTCCACACGTTCAGGAAAAGAAGTACTTGGAGTCCAAGACTCCTGTGAGATCCATGTCTCTTCGTTCTGGGACATCAGGGAGTGTGACACCCGTGGTTGCTTCGACGCATCGTTTGAATACTTCAAGTTGATTCTCCTTGTGCATTTTTAAAAACTCATCTCTAATAAATTGATTCATCATATCCACATACGGTGCAGGACAACCATATGAATCATGTATCATACTAAATCTTTCAATACCTGCATTAATCATTTGTTTAATAGTGCAGAACATATGACTAGCATCTAGTGAATGTATATAGTTAGGCGGAATACCTAACATTGCCTTATCTTTATGCACATCTTTAGAGACATTCCAGAATATAAGTTCTTTGTGGTTAAAGAGTGACGCTAGTGAACGACGTTTTTTGATTTGATAATATGCATGCACCACTTTAAATCCACTAGGCACAGTGTATTCCAGATGCATCTCAGCATTGCCACAAATCTCAGCACATTCTTTGAGCCATTCTTTACCACGATTAGGTTCTTGCAATGCTTCGCCTAGCCCTGCTTGGATAGCACGAGCCAGCTCTACAATAGCCCCACCCTGTTTATCTTTTGGTACCCAGTCAACATGACCTTCAATCTTAATATACTTTTGAATACCATAAAACGTAAGTCCATATGCATCACACATGGTAGGTCGTTTAGTTACAGCACGATCAATACCGTCAGGCCAGTATTCTAGGAAGTCTTCACACCATGGTATATCTTTTGTATTTAGTTTACAATACTCTGTAGCCTTGTCTGCAATAAACTGGTACAAGTCTTGAGGTTTATCTTCAGGTAGTACATTAGTAAGCGTACCAATAACCTCATCCCCCATAATAGCAGCCCAATGCTGCGACCCATTACAAGCCCCGTCCATCTGCGGTGCAAGCTGCGTCAATCCATCTGTACGACACAACTCAAACACAGCAGCAAGTCTTTGGAATGATGGGTTCTTTTTCTTTTTATCTGAAATCCATTCTTTGTTTTCGTATGGATCTGTATTAATACGTTGCAGCATATCCATGTTATCATCTACCCATTTAACACGATCATTAAATGATAGTTTATCTTGATCAAACAGATTAGCCACATGCACTTTAACCCAATATAAACCACGCTCTGTTTGTTTAACAGGCTCAGCAAAATGAATCAATGCTTTGTCAAAATCAGAACTCTGATGAGACAGCAGCTCGCATGTAGTATACGCTCGCCCCCGGAAGTCAAGCGTAATAGGCATGTAAAAGAACTGATACTTCTGCATCTTCTTAGCAAGAGATAGGCGAACTAACATTCTAGCTCTAGCCTGCTCTTGTTTAAACCAATCACTATACATCTCTTCTCTACGTTGACACCACTTAGCTTGTATATCTTTAGGTGCATCTTCAGGATATGGATCGGAGAACTTAAACTCATCAAAGTCATAGGCTGGTAGATTAGCCTGCCTGTTATTTGATTTGAACATGTTCTCCATTACATCTAAGACTCTAGAGTTTACAGCCCACTCAGTCTGCATCATAGCATTAACACCATCAAGTACAAACTGTGATGGCTCTGAATGTTTCTGGTGAATAGCTTTGTCTTCTGCATACTCAGATACATATCTGTGTACAACTTCTTTTCTAATCCAGTGATGTAAGTATCCACCCGAGTTATCTATCTGATGATCTACAGGTGGTATAATCATAGGGCGATACACAAGCATAGATGTCTCCATCAACTTATGTCTTTCATTTAGATATGCTAGGAGAGAAGGACTAAACTCTACATGTAGTGCATGAGTCCAGCCCCTGCCTCTACGTTTGCTTCTCTTTGTAGTTTGAATAGCACCAGATGCTTCTGCAATACGCAACATGTGATGACCAAAGTCATCCTTTTGTTTTAACGTCATCTCTGGAATCTTTGCCATCTTAGTAGCAAATGCTATACATCTTTTTTCTGACCAGTTTTTAATAAACTTTGACTGTCGTTGCCAGTCCTGTTTGAATTCATCTTTAGCAAACTGATAAGAAATAATATTGACAGCATCCTTTGCAATCATTCTAACCACATGCTGTGCTAGTGGTGGATGGATAATACCATCATTATCTTCTTTGAATGCACTACTATTTAACCACAGTCGCATGACAGATCTAAGTGTTAGATCAGCCATCTTGTGAGCACCAAGAGCAAACAATGGGTAGACCCACTGCGGACACTTAGGACTATTAGATACCTTATCAATCCATTCTTGATACTGCGGTGCTAGATCCTCAATAAAATCATCTAACAGTTTTTGTTCAGGGATACCTTCATCAGGAGCCCTGTCGTAATCATCCCAATACTTTTGGATAGAGGATAACAATGTCTCCTCTTCCATAGTAGATTCAACATCAATTCTTCTTTGCTGTTCTTCATAAGACAGTTTATCCCAAAGCATGCATACTCCTTATGTTGGAAAAAGAATACTACCCAGTTTCCTGAGTAGTATTCGGGGTTCACGCTGAGAGGGCGTGCGCGTGATTCATTAGATCAGTTCCAAAGTGTTCTCAAAGATCTTAGTCTTCAGAGAACCAGAGGTTCCGAACATGTTTGTATGTAGTCGATTCTCTCGACGTTGTGCTTCAGTACGACCACGCGTTGGCAGGGTGTGCTGAACAAAGTAGGTGATAGAGTTGAATGCATTCCACAGGTTGTTACCTGCAGTACTAGCTTCAATCTCAAATCTATTCTCCCACTTCAAAGTGGTTTCAATTTTCTTCTTCCAATCACGGTCAGATGACTTATCATCGACTTGATTGAAGTACTTGTTGTACATCAGATCATAGTAATCTTTCAGTGTGTGACGAGTCATGCCTTGATTAGCAAGGTGTCGAACCTTATCTTCAAAGACACGACTGTCTTGCTTAGCTGCAACGATAGCATCGTACAGGTCAGCAAGCTTATCTTCCATGTTACCCTTGTGGGCAATACGATAGGCATTTGCTTGAGCCATGGCAATAGCCAAGGTGTTAGCACAGACAACACGGATAGCAGTTGGGATAGCATTGAATGCCATCAAACCATCGTGTCCGTTAGCAAGCAACAGATACTCATTGGTTACATCATCACTATGTTGCGTAGAGAACTCGTTGAACTTCAACAAGAAGTAAGTACGAGCACCATTGCGAAGACTACCAGCAGTCTCTACCTTGGTGTCATTACCAGCCACGGCATAAGCCAGCTCGGCTACGTCAATGTTTTGGATACGCTTATAGTTGGGACCAACCCAACCAAGCACATCACCAGTGTCTTCACGGATGTTGGCTACCTTTTCAGAGGTAACAGTGGTATGCTCAGTATCCCCCCGCATGTAATTACAGCCAATGCTGTGCGAAGGGATGACTCGCCAATCCAAGCA